GTGGTGGAGATGAGCGGAATCGAACCGCTGTCTTACAACATTAACGCAGACAGACTACACGTTTAGTTCAACATCGTTTCTCAATGTTACGAAATATTAAGTTTGATATATGTGGGAACCAAACTTACAAACAACCTGGTCTCGAAATTATTTTAAACGAGCTCCGACCTGTGACCCGTATATTGGACTTCTGTTCCTAGGTTATATGTCCTAACCGACCCGAGTAGTTGTTACTTAAATTAAGCTACAACTGAAGCTTCTTCAGCGATTAAGCCTAAAGTAGCCATTTTAGCAAAAGTATTGCCATTTGAATTTTTTCACCGTGGATTTAAGTCATAGATGAATTCTGACTACGTGCCTGCTTACCCTAAGTATTGCAATCAATACCTAGACATCCCCATATTTTCAATGAACTGATTACAAAGATAAGAATAAATAGAGATTTTCCAAACAAAATCTATTTATAATGGTATGGAACCTCTCGATTCATTTTATGGTTTAAAAAAATTTGCTAATGGAAAGATTAGTGCTTATGAGTTACAGGATGTTGACCCTATTATTGAAAGGGTAAGAACAAACTCTCAGAACTTGGCTCAAAGTGAATTAACTATTGAGTTTGACGACGATGTAAAATTTTTTAATTTATTTGATATTTCTGATGATGATGTATGGTTCATGAAAATGATAAATTCATATTATAGTGATTATGAATTTATGGATTACTATTCAGTTAAAGAAGATTTTCTCCAAGGATATACAATATTTGGTCATTTCAATGATGAAAACATTGAGAAACTCAGGCAGGTAAATAAGTTGATACATGGTAGAAAATTTGATTTAGAAGATGAAGACTTTAGGAAGGGATTAGCTAATAAAATGTTTGATGCATTTAATTTCCCTACACAAAATATATTGAATGACTATCAGACTGAAAAGAATAGAGAAATGATTGAAGTGGCACAAAAAACAATCAACAAAGAGGTGAATGATTATTTCAAAGAATTTGATTTTGAATTTATACCTTATGCCGGATTAAAAACTACCGTAGCTAATTTGATTATGTGGTATATTAGAACTAACTCTGTTCATCTCCCAATTGAAGAATTATTAAAAAAAGTTTTTGAGACCAGTCGAACAGATATAGGTGGATGGCACGAATATTCATATGATTATCAGAATGACGAATATTTTGATGATGAATCATTCAATCGCACAGTATCACGCAGTTTAAATGAAATTTTAGAATCGATTGAAGATGACTATGAAAGAGATGGTTTTGATTTGAAATCATACATAGACATGGTTGATAGAATTACCGAAAAGTATGGTTCGGAAAGATGGCACAAATTACCAAAAAAACCGAAAGAGGTTAGATTTAAAGTAATAGGATTTGATAAAAATCCAAACAAAATAGAAGTCAAACTTCAAAAGGATTTAAAAGAAAGAAGTTTGAAGTTATCTGAAGAAAATTTTAACAACTTACTCTACCAACCTACATTATTTAATTTTGATGATATCTAATTTTTTCTTATCTTTGTGATATGACAAAAAATATAGATTTTTTAAAGGAGGTTTTGAGTATTCCTACTCAAACTTACAAAGAGGATTTGATGGTGGAATATCTAACGAATTGGTTAGAAGAAAACAACATTTCCCATTATAAAGACGATTATAATAATGTTTATGCAACTAAACAAGAAACAGAAGAATTACCTGAGGATTTTTATTTTCCTTGTGTTATATCTCACACTGATACTGTGCACGAAATTTGCCATCTAAACATTAGAGAAGAATTTTTACCAAACGCACAAAAAGAAGAAAAGTTATCACTTAAAGCATACGACAATATCGGACTACCAGTTGGAATTGGTGGTGATGATAAATGTGGTGTTTTTGCTTGTTTGACTTTATTGAAAGAACTTCCTTATTTGAAGGCGGCTTTCTTCGTATCTGAAGAAACAGGTTGTCACGGTTCTAGTAAATCTGACCCCGAGTTTTTCAAAAATGTTGGATATGGTATTCAATTTGATGCACCTGAAAACTGGATGATTACTGAGAAATGTTTCGGACAAGTATTGTTTGACAGAGAATCAGAATTCTTTGAGGTTTGTGATAAAGTTCTCAGTGAGGGAATGATTAAAGAAGATATGGATTACATGGTTCACCCTTATACTGATGTTTATGCTCTCAGAGGAAAGTTTGATTTTTCTTGTATCAATTTCTCAATTGGATATTATGAATATCACAGTAGAAATGAATATGTTGTTGTAGAAGACGTATTCAACGGTATTGATATGGGTAAAAAAATGATTGAACTTTTGGGGAATAAATTACACTATAAAAAGGCTAAACAATATGATTGGAAAACAAGACAAGTCTTCTAAATAAAGTTCTCCAACTTATCAATATAACGTTTAACTATCGGGTGGTCTTGAATATCAGTAAATTCGCCACCCGATTTTTTTATATCTTTAATTCCCATCACAACTTGTTCTAAATAGGTTTTAACCATTTTGGACATTGATGGGTATTTTTCAATATAGGGAGAAAGTTGAAAGTTTGGTTTTGCAATTTCCATAGGTATACCTGATTTCATCACAAGTTTTGCAACCATTTGTTTTGCAAAATTGTCGGCATCCATTTCCATCTTCCAGTATTGTTCTGATAATTTTTCAAAATCATCTAAATCATAATCAGTTAGTGGGTTATCCATTTTCAGCTGACTAATTTGGTCTTCGTGCCTAATTTCGTGGAATATTGTGTAAATGAAATCACCCAAAGTAGTCATTTGATTTGGAGAACAAATGATGATACTGTCCTTCGTCCTAACACCGGAAAATCCTGTAGAACAAGAGTTTAAGAATTTAATTTTTAAGTCGTGGTCTGTAATATAATCAACAACAAACTTTGTAACCTCATCAATTTTAGGTTGTAATTTTTCAGGGAAATTCATTTTGAATCCACCCATAAGTCTATCAAGATTTGATTGAGTTTTTGGTGTGTTATCGTGACCACATTTATGACAAATGTATTTGTCATCTCCACCATCAGATAAATCCCATGACCATCCACAACCGTCACAAATAACTTTGCCGTTCTTGATTTCTTCTTTCAATATTCTCCTGATAAGATTTTTCACATATATAAATACAAAAAAAGGGGGAATAAATTCCCCCCTTAATTATCTACCCTTTTTTGTGACTTTGACTTCCTCTCCGTCAACTTTGATTTGATAGGATTTGTTTTCAACCATCTTACCTGTCAATACTTCTTCAGATAAAAGGTCTTCAACCTTGTCTTGAATTGCCCTTTTTAAAGGACGAGCTCCATACAATTCATCGAATCCAATTTTAGCTAAATAATCAACTAATGTTTCATCGTAACTGATTGTGTATTTCATCTCATCAAGACGAGCTACAAGTTTCTTCAATTCAATCTCAGTGATTTTCTTGATGTCTTCAGGACTTAATGAGTTGAATACGATTGTATCGTCGATACGATTCAAGAATTCAGGAGAAAAGAAATTCTTCATTTCTTTCATTAACACCTGTTTTTTAGCCTCCTCATTTCCGTAAGTGTTGTTAGAGAAACCAATACCAGTTCCGAAGTCCTGAAGTTTCTTAACACCCAAGTTAGAAGTAAGGATAATCAACGTATTCTTGAAGTTAATCTTACGTCCAAGACTATCGGTAACGTGACCATCGTCTAAGATTTGGAGTAACACTGTGAATACATCTTTGTGAGCTTTTTCCACCTCATCAAATAGGATAACAGAATACGGTTTGTTTTTAACCTTTTCAGTTAATTGTCCACCTTCTTCATATCCTACATAACCTGGAGGAGCTCCAACCAATTTAGATACGGTATGTTTTTCCTGATATTCAGACATGTCCACACGGATAAGTGAATCTACAGAGCCAAACATTTCTTTCGCTAATTGTTTGGCCAAGTGAGTTTTACCAACACCTGTTGAACCAAGGAATACGAATGAACCGATTGGACGATTGGGGTCTTTGATACCAAGACGATTTCTCTTGATTGCTTTCGCAATCTTGACAACTGCAGCGTCTTGACCAATTACTTTACCAATCAACTCCTTATCTAAATTGATAAGTGCTTTTGAATCATCAAGACTCATTTTGTTGACAGGGATTTTTGTCATGTTAGAAACAACATCATAAACATCTTCAAGAGTAATCTTTTGTTTGTCTTTGATAAGTTGTTCTTCAAACTTAGTCTTTTCAGTCTCAAGTTTATCTAACAATTTCTTTTCCTTGTCACGAAGTTGTGCAGCCTGTTCGTAGTTTTGCTTCTTAACAACATCAATTTTCTGTTGTTTGATTTCAGATGCTTTCTTCTTAAGGTCTTCGATTACAGGTGGAACTTTAAGTTCGGTCTGCATACGAGCTCCAACTTCATCCAAGATGTCGAATGCCTTATCAGGGAATTCACGGTCGGTGATATATCGGTCAGCGAGTTTAACACACGTTTCGATAATCTCATCCGTATATGAAACCTTATGATAAGATTCATACTTGTCTCGAACATTCTTGAGGATTTGGATTGTTTCCGCAACTGATGAAGGTTCAACCAAAACCTTTTGGAATCTACGTTCTAATGCTCCATCCTTCTCAATGTTCTTACGGAACTCATCGAGAGTGGTTGCTCCAATACATTGGAGTTCTCCACGAGAAAGAGCTGGTTTGAAAATGTTTGAACCATCCATAGAACCTGCCGAGTTACCAGAACCAACAAGGGTATGGATTTCATCAATGAATACGATGATATTGGGATTTGCTTGAAGCTCTTCGATAATCACCTTCATTCTTTCTTCAAACTGACCACGGTATTTTGTTCCCGCAACCACAGAAGTTAAATCAAGGTTTACAATTCTTTTGTCCACAAGATTTCTTGGACATTCACCATTCACAATTTTGATTGCGAGACCTTCAACAAGTGCGGTCTTACCACAACCAGGTTCCCCAACAATAATTGGGTTGTTTTTCTTACGACGGGAAAGAATCTGAGCAATACGTAGTATTTCTCTATCTCTTCCGATAACAGGGTCTAACTTACCTTGCTCTGCAAGTTTATTTAAATCTCTACTGAAATTATCCAAGACAGGAGTGCTACTGTCTGAATTCTGTTTTTGTTTTTTACTCTTCATTGTTTCGTCGTCGTCCATTAAATCATTCATAATGTATAATTTTTACAAAGGTGTATCAAAAATTGGACACTGCCAAATATTTTGACAAATTGTCAGGGTTTATTTTTTTATATGTCATAATGACATTTTGTTAAGAAAAGAACTGAAAATATTACAGAGATGTGCCAACGGCACTGAACTTGATTATTACAAATATAAATAATAAATTTTAAAAAAACTAAAAAATTATGATTTACGGAAACTCAGAATTAAACGATTTATTCGACACATTCTTTAACAACAGGGGAAGGTCAAACTACAACTACACCACCACTCTTGTAAATAATGATTCAGGAAGTGAACTTTATGAAATCAACCACACCAAAGACGGAGCTTACCTTTTCTTCGATGCACCAGGATTCAACAAGTCAAACTTAAAAGTTGAGATGGAAGGGGGTGTCATTCATATCGAAGGTAAGAGAACCTATAAGTTGAATAATGAAGAAAAAAAGAAATCTATTTCCCAACAATTTAAAATCGGAGATGATTATGATGCTTCATCAATTGAAGCTACAATAGAAGATGGATTACTTACGGTATTCGTTCCTAACTACAAAAGACAAGAAAAGAAAAGAATTAGTCTCCTTTAAAAATTAACCCTCACTTCGGTGGGGGTTTTGTATTTATTATATGATTGAAAAAATAGAATTGAAAGGAACTTATGCTTATAAGAACTTTATAGATGATGAAGTTAAACAAACCTTATTAAATTGGACTGATACAAATTATCAATCCTTTATGGTAAATCCCAAGAGTTTTGGTAGAAGATATAAATTAATCTCAAGTAATGATTCAATACACGAATTAGTCTTAACTATTAAAAACAAAATAATAGAGCTCGAAAATATTACTGATTGGAAAAAAGAACCCGTGTATGATGATTTTATAGGTGTAAACAGTGAAGGTTCTTCCATCCAAAATCATACCGATAAAAATTACGGGGATTATATTCACACAAGATGGAATTTGATTCTAAGTTACCCTGAAGATGGTGGACATTCTATATATGGAGGCAACATTAATATACTTGAGGAAAATTTAATTTGGAAATGTGTTGCAGGAAAATATTCTCACGGAAGCACAAAAGTTATTGGTAAAAAACCAAGAATTACATTATCAATAGGATTTTTAATTAAAGAAACTAATTAATAGTTATATATCTAAACATTTAAGTTTGCCATCGGAACTATATCCAAAGTTATAACGGTGAGCATCAACTAAAGTTTCATGACCCACAATTTTTTCTATTGCCTTTTCACAATCCTTAAAAAGTGTAAAATACTTAATAAAAAGATTATAAGTGTCCTTATCGTATTCGTTTAATTTTTTGGCTATTTCGGAAATTGTTTTTTGGTCGTCTCCGTGGTTTGTATAGATATCAGTAATATCTCTACCAAACGCACCATCCTCAGAATCAATTACACCTATCTCCTCTAATTTTTCTTCAATTTGTTCCCATTCTTTTATAACCCTATCTGTTTGTAGTTTTTCGATTTCTGCATAGTAAGTCCCACGAACTTCACTATCATTTATTTTACCTGTTCTGAAAACTTCGGCAAAAATATTAGGATTTGAACGGAATACTTTCACCCAATATAAAACACCCTCGTCACCTACTTTGAATAATCTATTAGGATTGTTTTTGGAGGCATAAATTCTGTGTTCCATTCCACGATTAAACTCACTTTTCTGTTGGGTTCTTACCTCATTTAGATACTTCCTAACTATTTTTTCTATAGACACATTCATATATGTAAATATCGTAATGACTTAAAATCTTCGTCAATTGAATTTAGAGACCCAATCAAAAACTTTAGAAAGTAAAACCTTACCCTAACTACTGACTAATTTTGTTTTATAGCACTCAACACTATTTATTATTAAAAAATAATGGAGTCAATATACGAAAATTTAAAAGGGAGTGACACCTTAGTTGTTGCATTTCAAGCACATGAGGAAACTGTTTTTGGAACTACGGTCGAAGAATTCAAGGGAACGTTAGACGCTTTGAATTATGACACAATTAAAATAAATGATACAAATGGAAAATTTTTTTTCAATGGAATCGATGAAACATACGATAGTCACGAAAAAGTTTTGAATTTATTATCAGAGTATGTTTCAGGTTATACAAAAACAATTTTTATTGGTAATTGTGTTGGTGGTTATGGGGCAATCCTTTTTGGAACTTTGTTGAATGTTGAAACAGTTATCGTATTTAATCCTGTTACATATATGGACCAAGCAACATTATTATTAAATAATGATGGTAGACACGAACAAGGTCTTTTTTTAGACCAGTCACACCCATACATAAATTTAAAACCATACTTGGAATCTGCAAATTACACAACCCAAATACATTCCATTGTTGCTCAAAACGCAAGTAAACACGTTAATCAAATTAACAATATTTCAACTTGTCCAAATGTGACTATTGAAATGATTGACTGTGATATAGCACAAGTTGCATTTTATTTGATAAGGAAAAAGGAATTTGTTTCTAAAATTGTTGATATAATTGAATCTTAATTATTTTTCATAATCAAAAAACTCAAAATCTTCTTTAAACACTTCCAAAATGATGTTTTTGATTTCAGGAGTTAACATTGAACTGTATTTGTAATCTAAGTTAGATTTATTGATATTGGATAAGTAAGAAATTTTTGTAGATAGGAAATCATTGATTATTGAAATTTTTTTGGATATATCTTCTAATTTAAAATACGAAATATTCAAATCTGATTCTCCCCAACTTTTTTGAGTATCGAAAAGTCTACTACCGCCCCAACTAATACCACTACTAATACATCGGTCAACATAAGAATTACTACCATAAAAATTTTTTATAAAATTTTCTGACCTAATTGACTCGTAAAAATGCTGAGTAAACGTGTCGAAGTCGTAATTTGAAAATTTTATTAACTCAACATTCTGAGTAATTCTCATTAAATGGAAGTAAGACGAAACAAATCTTGTGTAGGGGTCTCTTGTAACCTGTAATATTTTATATTCAGACAAATCATTAACCTCAAAAATTTCAATAATTTCATTCAATTTTAAATGAATCAATGGGGTTGAAATTTTTTTTATTGGCTTGGTAAATCGAATTCCGTTTTTTTCCATAGTATCTTTTAAAGAATTAGATGCGGTTTTCGGTGGCATTAGCACAATAAGTTTTTTATCCTTAACTATCATAGTGTTTAAGTATGGATTGTTCAACCCAATCTACAATCAGGTGAATTCTGTCAGTTTCTCCCAAATTATCTACGGAATGTTCCATCTTGTCATTGTTTATTTCCCATAGCTCTCCTAGTTTTAAATTTCTTTTGTCATCGCCAACTGTAAAAAAACAATTTTCATTTGTTTGGATTGGTATATGTATTCTTCTACAAGAAACTAAAGTTTTTCCATAATCTTTATGGATAGGTATTGATTTTTCTGAAGGGAGATTAACAAGAATGGCTCTTATTATTTTACCGTCTTCATTAGTGTTAGAACTTATTATAGTCTCCAATTTAGATATTTCTTCTTGAAACAATGGGTAATGATTTGTGGGCACAATTTTAAAAGAATCAAAATCAAAAGATTTATCAAAAATTATTGGGATTGTTTTGGTTTGTGAGTGCACAAGAGTTAGTCTTTTTTGTCTATCTGTGAATTCGTCCCAATCCAAATTATTAACCTCAATAATTTTTAATATATTTTCAATATTAATTTTACCGTGATTTATGAATGTTTGGTTTTTTTCCATAATTATAATTATGGAAACATGGAAAAATTTTATCGAAGAGACTTCAAGTTTACGAGAACTCTTGGAGAAGTATTTGGAGATTAGATTACTTCTTAAAGAATTGGGTCATACTGAAGAAACCGTGACTAGAATTAGTTCAGGACCTAACAAATTATTCGAATTGAGAGCTGAAATTGCTTATTTATTTGACCACCTTAAAAAACATTTACGTAAATATGGGTTTGATATTTCAGATTCAGAAGTTAATCTTTATTTACAATCAAAAATGGATAAAATTGATTCATTAATACCATTGAACGATGCCAATAACTAAAGAAGAAATTAAAGGAACGAAGATTATTAACGAAATAAAATCTTCAAACATTAAGAAAACTGAATACGACACTGAAACAAAAAAATTAGTAGTTGAATTTAATAACGGACTTAAATATGAGTATGATGAGGTTCCCCACCAATCATATACTCAATTCAGAAAAGCGGAATCACAGGGTAAATTTTTTACAACTGAAATCTCCAAAAAATTCAAATATAAAAAACTATAGGTATCCAACTATTTATTAAGGATGGATAGTTACAAAAAAATTCTAGATAGTTTTTCGATTAAAGAAACACTAAACCCGAAGGTTTGGGAAAATCCGAGCGACCCCAAAAAATCAACCTTGATAACCAAAGTCAGAAAGGCTCTTTTGCGTATTGCAGATGAGTTTGTTGATGATTTAGGTGAGGATGTTTTTGTTGAAGATATCTATCTTATGGGTTCATTAGCAAATTTTAATTGGTCTGAATTTTCAGATTTTGATTTACACGTTATCATCGATTTCGAAAGATATGGTAAACAAGAAAAATTATACGAAGAACTATTCGACCTTAAAAAGAAATTATTTAACGACAAACACAACATCAGGATTTTTGGATATGATGTTGAAGTATATGCTCAGGGAGAATCTGCCGAATCTCACAGCGATGGAGTTTATTCTATAATGAATAATGAGTGGGTCCACGTTCCAACAAAAACACATAAGAACATTGATATGTCAGTTCTGAAAAAGAAAATTAAATGTTGGACTGATAAAATAGATGATGCGGTTGAAATTGCCAAGTCTGAAGGTAATGCTGAAAAACTCAAATCCCTTAAAGAAAAATTAAAAAAATATAGACAATCTGGTTTAAGCAAAGATGGTGAATTTTCTTATGAAAATTTAGTATTCAAATTCCTAAGAAGGTCGGGGCATATTGGAAAGTTGTTTGATGAAAAGACAAAGATAAAAGATAAAGAATTATCAATTGAGAACAAACTGAAAGAAAATTTCTCAATTAAAAAAGTAGTTTTTGAAGATGTTGAAAATCATCCATTTATTGACATGTTAAAACAATTGACAATTGCTGCCGGAGGCACTCCCGAAGTTTCAGATGAAATTGCAAACTCAAAATATCTAACTAATCTTAATGGATTATTGGACAATAATGTAAAATATGAATATACACCAGGTCAAAAAGTTCCATATTTTGCAGATGTAGAAGAAATACAAAAGGGTTTACAACTTTTAGGTCACTCACTACCTAAATCGGGTGTGGATGGAAAATTTGGACAAGAAACGGAAGAAGCTACCAAAAAGTTTCAAGAAAAAAATAACATGACTCAAACAGGTGTTTTTGGAAAAGAAGAAATAAAAGCCCTTATTGAAAATCTAATTTCTCAAAATTTTAAAGATAGTGATTTAAATAAAGTTCAAACAGAACGTCAGTATACTAATAGTGATGTAAAATCGAGTTTGAAATTTAGAGATGCTGTTGACACCATCACAAACAAATTAGAGGGAGGATATTTTCATCCTTATATGAAAGCCGCAAACCAAAGTAAATTTGCGTGGATGGGTGACAGTGGAGAGACTATGTTTGGTATGGATAGAAAACATGGTAGACAAGAAAGTAACTCTTCGGCAGGAGTTGAGTTTTGGAAATTAATTGACGATGAAGATGCAAAAAGTAATTGGAAGTATGGATATGCTTTGGAAGATAATCCTACTTTAAGAGACAAATTGTTAGATTTGGTTGCACAAATTATGGAACCACATTTTCTAGATTTTTCTAATAGATATCTTTCTGAAGAGGCAAAAAGTATTATCATGAGTGACCCTAAGTTATATTTCAACTTTGCTTATGCGACATATCAAGGCTCAGGATGGTTTCAAAAATTTGCCAAAAAATTCAATAAGAAGATTGAAGATGGTGTTACAAATATAGATGAACTCAGAGATTATGTTCTTCAAATAAGAAAAGAAAGTGGAAATAACATTATTTCTGGCTCAGGAAATAAGATAGATAAGATATTTGATGCAATGCCATAAAAATAATAATTAGATTATTTACTCAAATCATATATTTATAAAGAAAAAAAATGGCGTTAGTTACATATCTTGTTGGTAGTTGCTCAGGGGGTCCGGCAATATTAGTTGATTTTGATAGTTCATCGTTACCTGCGGTTAATGGTAACTATTATTTAACATTTGTTGGTTCAACTGCACCAGGTTGTTATGATATTATAAACAACGCAGAACCTGCGACTGGTATCGATAGAGTTGCGACTTTATCTACTGATTATGGTGATTGTGACACTTGTATAGCAGCAAACCCTACACCTACACCAACTCCAACACAAACAGTAACACCAACTATTACACCAACTATTACATTAACACCAAGTATAACTCCAACAACAACAAGAACTCCAACACCTACTAGAACACCTACGCCAAGCGTAACGGCTACAATAACTCCGACTATAACTCCGACAACGACAGTCACCCCAACAAGAACGGTAACTCCGACACCAACTATAACTCCTACAAGAACGGTAACTCCAACAGTAACCGCTACACCAACTATAACACCAACAAACACGACGACACCAACTATAACACCGACTATCACCCCAACAAAAACAACAACACCAACTATTACACCGACTGTAACTCCAACAAAAACAACAACTCCGACAGTAACTCCAACATTAACTCCGACACCAACAGTAACTCCAAGTTCTGCACCTTATTGGTTAATTAGAAATTGTGGTGGAGGTGGAATTTTCAGTGTTGAAATCACAGGTAGTTTTAGATTAGGTCAGATAATATTGGGAACGTTTGAAAATCTAACACCTTATGGATGTTATATTGTTGACGGATTAAGTTTCGGACCAGTTGTTGATACAGCAACAGTAATCAGTTCTTTTGATAGTTGTGAAGAGTGTGGAACAGAATACACTGGAAATACTGTTGATACTTTCTATGAATATAATAATTTCTGTTGTGACCCTGTAAGTGGTTATACTGGCACTGGAACTGTATATCCTCATCCTGAATATGGAACTGACGGTGGTATCGCAATCCAATCGATGTCAGTTAAATTGGGTGGATTAAACGGATTAAATAACTAAAATTAAATAAAAAATATAAAAATGGCAGATTTAAAACCTCTAGGTAGTGAAAAACTCGAAGGACAAGATAAAATAAGAAGAATTATGGAAATCGCTCGTTTTAACGAGGCTCTTCCTGAACTTGTTAACGAAACCGCAAAATCTCAATATTCAGTTTCCTTAGCCGATGGTAACAATTATGAAATTGTTAAAGAAAGACAAGGATATATCATTAAGAAAACTATATCTGAATCTGAAACAGATTATATTGAACCTATGAAAAATAGGAAATACTATAATTCATATTCTCAGGCACTTAAAAGATTAAATCTTTTAGCTGGCGAGTTAAACAGAGTAAACGAAAACGAAGAAGAAGTTTCCCTCTATGGTGAACAAAAAAAATTCGTTTTGAAAACTCCAAAACCAGAAGTTGAAGTTCCTGCAGCACCTGCGGCACCAGCTCCTGTTGCTCCACCATCAGTTCCATCACCAGAATTACCTCCATCACCAGTTCCAAGCGGAGATGAAGGTGGCGATGTTGAAGACATGAGTGTTGATATGGACGCTGAAGGTGATATGGGTGATGAAGAAGTTAGTATGGATGCCGAGATGGATACCGAAATGGATTCTGAACCATCTGAAGAAAAAGTAACTTTTAAAACTATTCAAAAACTTACAGGTAAATTAACTCAAAAGGTTAGAGTGTTGGATAACGAACAAGGAATGACTTCTGAAGATATCAAATACGTTATCAATATGGTATTATCATCTTTAAATTTAGGTGAACTTTCTGAAGAAGATAAAGAAGACATCATGTCTAAGTTTGAAGGTGATTCTGAAGACTTAGGTGGTGATGATATGGACGGTGAAGATATGACTGATGATACAGAAGTAGAGGATATTCAATCTGATATGGATATTGAAATCGACCAAACTCAACCTGAAATGGGCGAAAGTAACGGAGCAATCTTCGATAGCATCTTCAAAGAATCAAAAGTTGATAAAGTAATTTCAAAATATTTTGAAGTTTCTAAAAAAGAAATTTTAGAAAGCAGAGAAAGAAATGCAAACAAACAACAACAAATTAAGGAAAGTGTTAAAACAAAAATGAAAGATGTTGTGAAAATGACAGAAACATTTGAACAAGAATTAGCTGCTAAAAAGTTTTTAGAAGAAAATATCAATTTCCAATTTGTTGGAATTACTAATAAGAAAAATTTGGTGTTTGAAAATAAAACAAAACAAATTAAGATTTCACCAGAAGGATTAGTAATATGAGTTATTTGATTTACGTAAATGGATTAGGGCCTAACTATAAAGGTGATAACCTTTACGAATTCATATTCTCAGATAGTTTAGATGTGTGGGGTGAAGCGTGGGAAAGTAAACCATCGAATGGTTACCCAACTCCACCTGAATTAAAATATATTAAAAAAGTAGGAGTTCTGAAAAAAACTGATGTAAAGTTGGAATTGATTCAGAACTCCGATTTTTTTTGTATGATAGACGCAATGGATGATGTAGTTGCGTTAGCATGGGAAAGTGAGGAGGAACAAGGACAAAAAAGACTTGTATTCCGATTCGGAGAAGAGGAACAAAAAATAAAAGACAAACTCTATGAAAGAGATTTGATATTAGAATTTGAAAAGAAAGTTGTATATGAAAACTAATTTAAAAGCGCTTCAATTAATTGAAAAAGGATTATCGGCAAAAACTGTTCATAAATTAACGGAATCTCAAGTTAATACTCTACATTCGAGATTAATGATTGCTGAGAAAAAAGAAACTAAAGAAGCTGTTACAGTTACAAAAAAAGAGACAACATATCCTGCATCAGAAATCAATGCAATGAAAGCCAAGGGTCAATCAATTCCAGGTGGAAGTAGTGTTAGAGTAAATGCTGATGATAGTGTTACCGTGACTGCTGAAGGAGAAGTTAGTGAAGAGGAAGAAGTAACTATGGACCCAAACAAAGAAACCGAAACTCAAGACCCAAAACAAGTGGGTCCTTCATCTGATGATGGATTTGGTGACGAAACTGACGGAATGGGAATGTTTGAAGGAAAATCAAATGCATTTTCTATTTGTCATTCTCAAGTTGGACCTAAAAAGTCAAGAAAATGGGAAAGATGTGTTAGAGAAGTAAAAAAACAATTGGGAGAAGGAAAAAATCCTGTATCTTTGTTTTTAGAAAATCAGATTATGAAAATTGTAGAAAGAAATTTACCTCCCAAGATTACTAAAGGAGAGTTATTAAAATATTTGGCAGAAGCTGGTCCTGCAACAGCACCATCAAAACCAAAGACTTCTCCGACAACAAAACCAGGAAAACCTTCAACTAAACCAAGACCAAGTCATCCAGGAAAAAATCCAAACCCAGGTGAAAAAGAATCACCAAAGGCTAAGAAAGTTTCACCTGAGCAAGCAAAAGATGAAGTTCTTGACCTTATTATTAATTTATTACAGAAATAGTCATGGCAAAAAAATTGAAAGAACAAATAGATTACGGAAATACTCCAGAAAGAATGGACCCAAGTTTGGAAAGAAAATTGGCTAGTCCTGAAAATTTATATGCATCAAATCCTGCAATGAAAAAAGGAGCTGCTGATGTTCAAAGACTTGTTAGTAATAGATTCCAAAAAGTTGCTAATAAATTAAGAGAGGTCACTGGAATTGAGAACCTCAGTTCGAAACAAGTTCAGGGAATGGTATACAATGAAATGATGAGGAAACTTCCTAATATCATGAGAATTGAGGCCGCACACAAAGACGAACTTAAACAATTAGCTATAGACGCTTCTTTGGAGGAGGGTGAAGTTCCTGAAGGGTGGTATGAAATTGAGGCTCATTTAGGTGAACAACCCGATACTTCAGATTTTAGATATCAACCTGAAGAACCTGAAGATGAAGAGGAAGAAGATGATGATGAAAAAGAAAACTTAGAATTTCCTTCATTTGATATCGAAGATTTAACGGACGAAGAAGAATTTGAATTAGAAAAACACAAGAGAAATATAATCAATGCAATTATTCAAGGAGCTGCGAAAAAAGGACATTACATTTTCCAAAAACCTGATGTTAAAGCAAGATTAGATGCTATCGACCCTTCTTTATACAGAGACTATTTGGGTATTATGGCAATCAATGATTTCATGTATTTTACCATGGAACAAATGATTGAAATGATGAGTCAGACAGGACAAGGTGTTGCAGGAAAAGTATCTTTAGAAGATGCTGATGATGATGGTGAAGAAGGTGGAGAAGGTGGTGGAGAAGAACAACCTGACACAAAAATAGTTGCTACAGGTATGATTTTCCCTATTTTATGTCATGAGATAATCAAAGGGTTAGAAGAGGCTAAAGGTAGACATGGTCATTCTAAAAACCCTGATGTTCGTGAAAAAGTTAGAGGTGCTGTTGATGTATTATCAAACGAACCGATGCAATTGAGAATAGGCCCTGAAATTGTAGAAAAAATAAGATTTGCCTTACCCGATGAAATGTTTGATGAATCAAACAAAGGCCTAATAAACTGGTTCCATATCTTGTTATACCAAGTGCCAGCTCAGGAATTTTTGGAAATCGTAGGTAATGCTATTTCCGAAGACCAATCTAAAATCAGTAGAGCAACTTCAAGATTCGAAGAAATTATGAAGGAAGCGATGCAGATGAAAGAAGAGTTTGAGAATTACAAAGAAGAAAATGACACAGAATCGGACAGTGATGACGATGATGAAGATGACTTGGATGATTTCTTAGGTAGTTTGGGTATATCGAGACCCAAATAATGATTTGTGACTAAAGAACAATTAATTATAGAAGTAACGAAGTGTATGAGGAATACTCCTTATGCACTTCGAACTTATTTACAGACATACGATAACACAGTTTCTAAGTATGTTCCCTTAGACCTTTTTCCTGACCAAGTAAGTTTGATTGAAGATTACGATAACCACAATGAAAATATTGCATTGAAATATCGTCAGGCGGGTGTATCCACAGTTACCGCAGCTTGGGCTTCAAAAAAATTGGTATTTGCCAAAAAACAAAAACCTGAAAAGATTCTAATCATTGCTAATAAGTTAGATACATCTGTCGAGATGGCTAACAAGATTAGAAGTTTTACAGAACAGTGGCCATCATGGGTCGGTGTTGGATTTTCAAAAGAAAAAAACTCTCAAAGACACTTCAAACTTACAAATGATTGTGAAGTTAAATCTGTTGCAACATCTAAAGATGCCCTGAGAGGTTATACCCCAACCATCCTTATTTTTGATGAGGCAGCGTTCATTGAGGCTGACGGAGATTTTTGGTCAGCGTGTATGGCCTCACTATCTACGGGTGGTAAGGTTATCGTGGTTTCAACTCCTAACGGATATGACCCAATCTATTATGAAATTTATGACCAGTCTTTAAGAAACATGAACGATTTCAAAATATCTGAAATGTTTTGGTATCGTGACCCTCGTTATACAAAAGACCTTTTCATGGTTAAAACGAACGATTTAGTTCATTATCTTCTCAACAGAGAAGAATATTCCAAAGATTTGATTGTTGATTTATCGATTGAAAATCCATATGAAAGAGACCATAAGGTTACTACTGATTACATCGAACAAGGATATAAACCATGTTCCGCTTGGTTTGAAGGGATGGTTAAGAAATTGAAATTCGATAGACGTAAGGTTGCTCAGGAATTGGAATGTAATTTCTTGGGTTCAGGTGATAACGTATTTGAATCTGAACTTATGCAGAATATTTCCAAGAATATGTTAAGAGAACCATCCGCTAAGTTGATGGGAGGGTCCCTATGGATATTTAAAGAACCCGTTAACGGTCACAAATATGTTATGGGTGTTGATGTATCACGTGGAGATTCGGAGGACTTCTCGTGTATCCAAATCATTGATTTTGATGAAAGAGAACAAGTGTTAGAATATGTTGGAAAAGTTCCACCAGATGTTATAGCGGAAATTGCTTATAAGTGGGGGACAATGTATAATGCTTATTGTGTTGTGGATATCACAGGAGGTATGGGTGTTTCAACCGCAAGAAAAATGCAAGAAATGTCTTATGGTGGTGGTTTGTATGTTGATAATGTTGACACAACTAATAAATGGAAATGGGACCCCAAATTGAATGAAAAGATACCAGGCATTAATTTCAATAGTAAAAGAGTTCAAATTATTGCGGCATTTGAAGAAGGTATGAGACATGACTTCAGAGTGTATTCAAATAGATTATACAACGAAATGAATACTTTTATTTATATTAATGGAAGACCTGACCACCAAAAAAACCATCACGATGACTGTATAATGGGGATTTCTATGGCAATTTATGTTGCTGAGAAATCTTTCCAATCTTTAAATAAAGTTGCAAATCATACAAAAGCCATGCTAAATTCTTGGACAAGTAACGTTCATGAAAACAAAAATACTTCTGATTTCTTTAATCCAATGGTTCCACAGATGGGTAAAGACTCAAGAGTATGGAATAACGGTGCATCTAAAAAAGACTACGAAACATATAAGTGGTTATTCGGGGCTTGATAGTATTTATATTATCGAAGTATTAAGTAAAATTGTATCATGGCAGAACAGAATTTAACAGTTTGGCAACGATTATCCAAAACATTTGGTCCGAATTCCCTTTTGGGCCAAGATTATCCAACTTTCAAGTTTGATAAGAAAGAAATATTACGCACAAAAAGTAGAGAAGAATACGAGAAGGAAAAACTTCAAGCTCAACAATCATTCTATTTGGCGGGTCAATGGACAAAGGTTGAAAACAATTTATATTCTCAAGCCATCTACTACGAGCCCTCAAGATTATCCGCTCAGTATGATTATGAATCAATGGAGTATACTCCTGAGATTTCTGCAGCATTAGATATCTACGCTGAAGAATCTACAACAACAAACGAAGATGGATTTATTCTTCAGATTTATTCTGAATCAAAAAGAATCAAATCAGTATTAGCTGACTTATTCAATAATGCACTCGATATCAACACTAACCTTCCAATGTGGACAAGAAACACCTGTAAGTATGGTGATAACTTTGTTTACTTGAAGTTAGACCCTGAGAGAGGAATTGTTGGATGTCAACAACTACCAACAATTGAAATTGAAAGACATGAGGTAGGTGCGAGTCAAAAGATTTCAGTTCAGGTTGAAAAGACTGAACCAAACAAAGCCTTAACATTTACTTGGAAAAACAAGAACATGGAATTCCAAACTTGGGAAATTGCTCACTTTAGATTATTGGGTGACGATAGAAAACTTCCCTATGGAACTTCTATGTTGGAAAAAGCGAGAAGAATTTGGAAACAATTATTGTTATCTGAGGATGCAATGTTGATATATAGAACATCAAGAGCACCTGAGAGAAGAATCTTTAAGGTTTTTGTTGGAAACATGAATGATGATGATGTTGAAGCATACGTTCAACGTGTTGCTAACAAGTTCAAAAGAGAACAAATTGTTGATAGTAAAACAGGAAACGTTGATATGAGGTTTAACCAAATGGCCGTTGACCAAGATTACTTTGTTCCTGTAAGAGACCCTGCAGCACCAAGTCCAATTGATACTTTACCTGGAGCTACAAACTTATCAGAGATTGCCGATATTGAATATATCCAAAAGAAATTGTTAACAGCACTTCGTGTTCCAAAAGCATTCTTAGGATTTGAAGAAGTTGTTGGTGATGGTAAAAACCTATCTCTTCAAGATATTAGATTCGCCAGAACAATTAATAGAATTCAAAAAAGTATGTTGCAAGAACTAAACAAAATTGCAATTGTCCATTTATTCTTATTAGGTTTTGAAGATGAATTATCAAACTTTACTTTAGGACTTACAAACCCATCTACACAAGCCGACCTATTAAAAATAGATGTTTGGAAAGAAAAAGTATTATTATACAAAGATTTAGTTGCAGACCCAGGAAATGGTATTCAAGCAACTTCATCTACATGGGCTAAGAAACATATCTTTGGTTGGTCTGATGAAGAAGTTAAACTTGACTTACAACAACAAAGAATTGAAAGAGCTGTTGGTGAAGAGTTGAAAGCAACTGCAACAGTTATTACAAAGACAGGTTTCTTTGATAATATCGACAAACTTTACGGAACAACAACGGGAACCACAACAACACAAGGTGCTGAAACAGAAACTGAAAGTCCACTACCATCATTCGGGGGAGGAAGTGAACCAGCAGGACTACCTGAACCAGCAGGTGGAGAATTAGGTGGAGGCGAAGCTCCACCACCGGCAGAGGCAGGTGGAGGTGAGGCTGAAGTAACACCTGAATCAAGAAAGAAGGACTTTAATATTTTAGTTGAAAATAACATGATTAAAGGGGACCAATTCCTTGATTTAGGAAAAGCTAGAGAATCTTTGGGAGAAATTTCAAAAGAATTGGATAAGTTATTAAATTCATAATATTTATATTCAAATACAAAAAAATGACTTTCGGACAAGTAAAATCCATTATTGAAAAAAATCTTATTGAATCGTATAGAAACGAGAAAGAATTTAAAAAATCTTTAAGAGAATTCAAAGAAAATGTTCTCAACAGTAAGTCGTTGTCCAAGGTTTATAACTTGTATGACCAACTTTCAACTTCTCAAGGTCTGAGTGCTTCAGATGCTAATGAATATGTTAATGAAGGTATTGGTCTTATCCAAAGATTATTACCAACAATCAAAATGCCAAAAAGTATATCTGAGAGTAATGATAACTTATATTCAGACATTGATACTTTAGTTTATACAAATAAGCTCAATATCCACGAAAGATTACAGGCTAGAAAAAATATTATAAAAGTTTTGACTTCAGAAAACAAAATTGTTAAAGAATCTATACAAATTCCAATTAGCACAATGGTAAAAATTGCTAACCAAACTTTGGAGAATTATGTGGATACTATGGACGAACAATCTAAGAAAACCTTTATTGAAATTCTTAAATCTGATGGTGAAAATTTAAAAGAGGGTTTTTCAGCACTTAAAGAAAAAACTATCGAAAAATTGAATTCGATTCTCGGCGAACAAAAAGAAAGTGATGTTATTGAAAAAATAACTGAAACAATTAACAAATTGAAGGGAGAAGAATTCAATCAAATTAACTATGTTAAATTAGTTAATTTAGAAAAGAATTTATAATTCGTTAACTTTTCTTTGTTTGTAAATTGCTTTCAACTTCTGAGCTCTTTTCTCAACAGATTTTTTTGTGAATTCTTTCCTATTCATCAATTGTTGATTTTGTTTGGTCTTAATAACTTTAGACTTTAAAGTCTTGAGAGCTTTCTCAATATTTTCGTTGTTTTTAATTTCTATAATTAACATATTCTGAAATAAATATTATTGTTTTTTGTAATTTTTTGACATTAAGTTCTATATGTCTTATTTTTATTAAAATAAACTTTAATAACATGAAATTTAATGAAAAAAGGTAAAAGTGTAAAGTTGAATCTTTACAGTCCAATTAAATCAGTATATGGCACTGTCGATTCAAAAAATTTAAAATCCATTTACATTAATATCCAATCTTGGGTATGTCCCAAAAAAGACCACGATAATTGGTATAGGGTTGTATGTAATCTTAATCGTGAAATAAAGCATTCAGTATTCAATTCAATATCTCAAACAGTTTTTATGGATAAGAGCATTGTCGATTTAGATTTGAGAACAAGTGGAATATCAGTAGGAAAAAAATCTTTTTTTAATTTAGAAGTAAATTTATACACCAATGAAGAATTGGATTTTAAATCTCAAGAATTAAAAGATTCAGTTAAAAGAATCGTTAAAAACATTTTCACAAATAACCTTACAAACAATTCTTATTTTGACTTTTATAAAACCAAAAAGTAAAATAACAACTAAACTTACTCAATCAGTATATTTATTTCTAAAAGAGTTATGAAGAAATTAAGAATTCTTGAGGCAAATGAATCAGGTCATGGGATTTTGATTGAAATGGATGCTGGCTATGTGTCTCCTCGTGAAGATATGAATGCCGCTTTTTTAAGAGAGGCTGTCAAAATGGATTATAAAAACCCTTTTGAATTTTATGCTGTTCTACAAAAATATGACACTCCAAATAGAAATGGTAGATTCTATCCTGAAAGAATACTAAAGAGAGAGGCTGAAAGATATAAAAAAATGATTGCTAAAGGTTTATCAACTTCAGAACTAAACCACCCAGAATCTTCTTTAATTGACCTCGATAGAGTTTCACACATAATAACAGACGTTTGGTGGGATAAAAATATATTGATGGGTAAATTGAAACTACTCACTTCACCAGGTTTCCATGAACGAGGTATTGTTTCCACTAAAGGTGACCAAGCAGCTAATCTAATGAGACAAGGAGTTACTATGGGTGTTTCATCAAGAGGTGTTGGTTCATTAAAAAAAGTTGGTGAAAGAAATGAAGTTCAAGATGATTTTGAATTAATTTGTTTTGACTTAGTATCCTCACCCTCAACACCTGGAGCTTACCTTTTTTCGGATGTAAATGAAAGAGAAAAATATGAAGAAAATCTTGAAGAGGAAAAGAAAGTTTCTCAACCTGAAAAGAATTTAGACAAGTCTACTGATTTGATGAAAAAACTTACCGATTTTTTAGGAAAATAAAAAATATAAATTATGGACGAAAAGTATTTTGTTGCAAAAAT